CAGTTGCTTGTGATACCCATCCCATGATTAACCCCTTAAATCAAAAGACATTTCGTAAGTCCTATCAAGGCCACCGTCTATCTTTTTAACAGTGCCTTTGACTATTCCTAGATTAGCCAAGTCGTTGATAGCAGGATTGTCATAGTAGGTCACCGCTTTATCAAATTTACCTTTTGCCTTTGCAAGCAAGTTATTCACAGCAGTCACTAAGTCCTGCTTATTCCCAGCATTTATTGCATGGAATTCTACTGTTTTATCCCTCTTTGAGGAGTAAATGACTATGGTATTTTTTGTCAACAGGTACTTCATACCTTGCTTGACGTACTCCAAAAAAGTGTCTTTTACTGACTCAAGACTGTACTCACGCCCACGATGATTCTTGGCATAGTCGCCAGCAATGATTTCAAGTTCTTTTTCACGCGCCACTTCTTAGCCTTTACATCGTTCCAGCAGCAATGACATTACCGATAACAGTGAAGTTCCCACTTGCATCTAGCTTTGCCACACTGGTTCCACTAGATTTGAAAAACAAGACTCCAGCAGTTTCTTCCAACGTAAAGTTTGTTAATGTGCCATTAGCTTTTGTGGCAATGGCTGTTGCAATATTGTTGAACTCAGTGTCAATCTCTGTGCCTTTTACGACCTTGTTGGCATTGCCAGGGGAAAGCGCGTCTTTAGCTGCAAAATTAGTTGCTTTGGTGTAATTGCTCATACAAGTTTTCCTCGTTTCGCTTGAATTTCAATTTTTTGGATGCTAACTGCATACCCAGTAATTTCTGTTTCATATCCAGTTTGCACTGCTTTCCCAGAGCCAGTTCCTTGACCAACAAGAAGCTGTAACTGAATTCCACTTGAGTAATACGCAACAGGTGAGCCATTTGCCCCATATTCGGCAGTTCCGTACTCTGCAACAGTTGATGCTGGAATTGTTAGCACCTGAGAAAAATACTGCCCGCTAAAGTCAAATCCCCACTTAACGATGAATTCTTGACTTGAGCCGCCAATAACGGTCACAAGAATTTTCTTCAGGATAGAGGTGATGCCAATGTCGCCAAAGTCAGCGTAATTGGTAAAGTATTGCAATCTATAAAACGATGTGTCATCAAGATAGGTGTCGTACTTTCCAATGTATCCATTTTTGCCTATGAGCAAATCACCATTGCGTCTGGACAAGAAGCAAGTAGGCTCAATAGAGTCCCATGTGGTTACACGGGCAGCGCCATCTTGCAGTTGCGTCTTGGTGTCAAAGACATAGACCTGCTCTGTAACAGGAAGGCTCAACAGATAGAAAGCATTGATTTCAGAGTAAACAGCCTTGCAGTTGGCAAGCGTTTCAGATGAAAGAGCCAGCATCAGGTCATTGCGGACATTCTTAGATAAATCACGCAAAGGCGCAGACTTCTCCTGGATAGTACGCAGCAATGAGCGTACCCCACTGTTTGACAGGAAAACGATGTCGCTACCTGTGGTGTGGATAGTGTCACGCCCAAGGCATCCAACGCTGGAGATAGAGTCGCTAAGACTCATTGTTGCAGGCGTAGTAGCATTGGCATAAACAAGGATTTGACGCTGCCCAAAGATGAATAGAAACCCATTATGTGAAGCTAGGCCAACAATTTTGTCTGCGCCGTTAGGCCAAACACGGCTTACATCCAATGTTCCTGAAGTACCACCACTCCATATGTGACCAGTTAATAGGTCAGAAAAAGTAATGGTTGTGTTGTCAGTTGTGGTGCTTGCCACCCAAAGGCGACCAAAAGCAGAGATGCCAATGTTCGCCAATGGCACAGTGCCTGTATAGCCAGTTTTCTCGCTTATTCTGCGGAATGTCGTAGTGCTAACAGCGGGGTCATAAATCAGTGGGTCAAAGCCAGTTTGAAAGAAGAAAGCAATGCCGTTAAGAGAGCATACCTGCCAATCATTTGCTGTGATTGTGGGGGCAGTGCCTCCCCCACCATAGGTCAATTCTGTCACTGCATTGGAAGCGCCAAGTTTGAACAACTTTCCATTGCCTGCAAAAAGAACAGTTAGAGTGCCATCGGATTGCACCAATTCGTGCATAACACCAACATTGTTAGCGCCAAGAGTGCCGCTAGATGGGTTTACCTTAGAGTAACCTTTGCGAGAACCAATGCGCCCGTACTGGTCAATGATTGCATTGGTAGCAATAGACGCAAATCCTGAAGCCAAGTCCAACGGGGAATCTTGGGTGTTTAACCCATAGAACCCAGGCGCTGATACGCTGTAGGACTGTAGTGCTTGGCTCATGTCGCAATAAATTCGTTAAAGTCAGGAAAGCGAGTACCTTCCAATGCTATGTAGTCAGATAGCATGGACTTGTATAACAGGAATGCCTCGGAAGAATTCATTGAACCATCTTCACCACGCTCAACCAATGCGCGGGAATATGCGTTTTGCGCCACCAACACATCAGGAACGAGGCATACGGTGCTATCAGAGGATAAGGTAGCCTGTGGCACTGCCAACGAGAAAAGAAGGCTGTAAACGCCATCTGGACGAGGATACAGCGTTACCTTTGCATCGTAGCTTGCATCTACGCCATCAAAGATGTATTGGCTTGGAATAGTTGATGCCGGGACAACTGCATAGTTCTGGTAGCGATTCATCTGCGTAAAGCTGATGTTTTCCAGTGGAATGTTAGCCGTAGAGTTAATGGCATCCATAACCTGAAACTTCTGTCCTGCGCCAGTAAGCGAATACTTGTACACAGCATTGGAAGTAGTGACAGTGATGTCTTTACCAAGGATGTTCCAAGGAAATGCGTCTTCTACTTGGCGTTTTGCATCATTTACAAATTTTCCAATTAATGTGGAATAGGTTGTAGCATTGACAGTCGCAACTGTTTGCTCACGCAGTCGAGCAAGGACATCATTGACAAGCTCTAGGTAAGTCATATTCTTGTAAGTCCTTCTTGCTCAAATGTAGCTATAAAACTAAATGTGCTTGCCGACTGAGTAGTTATTTTTAACTTGTCACCTTCTTCAAACACAATGTAAGCGTTGCCATCAAACTGCAAATAGGTTTTTGATGTGAAATCGTATTGAGTCAATATATCAAGAGTGGTATTTGCACTAGCATCAAACCATTGAACAGTAATATGCTTGGTAGAGCCGCCTGTATTGTGTATGTACATTACAGTAAATTTGGCGTAATAGCCCGTAGGACAGGTATAGACTGTTGTGTCTACTGCCGCCGTGGGACTAACTCCAACTGACAATGCTCTCATTTTTTGGCCTTGTTCCTGCGAGTAATTGCCTTGGCCTTAGCCTTAGCATCTTCCTTGGAGGACGCGCCCCACGCTTCAAGCGAGAGCAGTAGACGGGTTGGCTTGCCATCTTTTTGCTCCGGCCCTGGCATATTGCCCATCCGTGCTAAAAAGGAGGCCCGTCGAGGGTTGTCACCTGACTTTACTGGTGCTTTCAAATTGCCGCCAGTCTCGGCATTATAAGATGCTCTGCCCTTGGCATTCAAGCCGCCTTTTGGATTTTGACCAGCTTTTGTTTGCCAAGTTGGAGATTTCATCTATTTCACCTTTTTTGCCTTCTTCGCTGTCTTTGCTGCCTGTTTGAAATCAGCAGCAGTAGGTGCGGCCTTAGACCCCACCTTATTCATTTTTTCACCAGAGCCAGCCTTAATTCGGGCTTGCTTGGCATTGATATTAGCGTAAAGACCTTGTTTCATTTCATCTTCTTCATAGGCTTAGATTTGCCAGCCTCAGACAATGCAATGGCAATGGCTTGCTTTTGAGACTTGACTACTGGGCCTTTTTTAGAACCAGAGTGCAGTTCACCTTTGCCGTACTCTTTCATTACCTTGCTGACCTTTTTTTGGGCCATTGTGGGCTTTTTCATGGCTATTCCTTAGTACAGAATCTTGGCGGTAATCGTGCCTGTTACAAAAACAGTGCAATTTGCGCGCAAATAAGTTGGAGCATTTTGTACAGTAATGATGCCATTAGCAGTCAATGCTGTCCCAATAGTTGCCCAATTTGTACCATCAAGACTGCCTTGTAATGCAACAGTAGCTGATGTAATGCCTGAAACTTGCAAGAATGCAGGATTGCCAGCGTCAACTTGAACTGCTGGAGATGCGCCAGTAGCGCCAACTGCGCTTAAAAGAGTGATTGGTGTTGATAGAGATGCCATTATTTACCTCGACCTGATTTCTTCATCATGTTAGTAGCTGTGCGCTGACCACGGACAGGCAAAGGCATTTTTGGCTTGCCAACTGCAACCATGATAGTCAATGGCATAGCTTTTTTCTTGGATGCAGATTTTGCTGCTGGCTTAGAGGATTTTCCGTACATCATGCTTTATCCTTAGTAATAGGCCCACCAGATTTCCATGCGTCACAAGTACGGGCCGCTGCACAAGTGAATTGAAACAAGTCGCAATATCCAAGGTCTGCCGCTTTGATGAACTGCTGGTCATAGGACAAGCCTTCTTCATCCTTCTCAAGACCTTGCGTGATACAGGCCATCATCTTGGGAGTCTGAATGAATGCAGCACAGTTCCCGCAAAGCATCCCTTTAATTAAGTCTGTAGGCGAGTTATACATCTTGGCTTTCTTTAGCCAAAATGCATCATTTGCCTCGCTAGGATTAGGAGGGCCGTAGCCGTACTCTTTGAAGGCGTTGTTCCTGTTTTTCAAGTTAATAGCAATGTCCTGCGTAGCAACAGGGCAAACTACACCAGAAAGCAGACCTTCTTTCATCGTAGTACTTTAGTGGCAAAAAAAGTGATAGCACCACCAATGGCAGATGCTATTGACATCCCGACCCAAAGGCCACCTTTGCTTTGGTTTGCCATCTCAAGAAGTGTTTTTACATCTCTTGATAATTGAGAGACCTGCTCCTGTAGAGCCTCTACCTGAGCTTCTAGCTTGCCAAATTCTCTTGGACTAATCTCGGTCATGCTCTTGCACCTTTTTAGGACGGCCTACAGATTTTTTAACGTCTTCTTGTTTTAAAGACTCTTCTTCGACAAGTTCATATTCAGGATGCTGCATCATCACATCAATATCGTATTGAACATTGAAGTTGACAAAATTACCACTTACCAAACACTTGAACTTAGCCATAAAAATCCTTGAAACAAGAAAGGGGAGCAAGCCCCCCTATCTTTACACCATCCGTGCGATAACCAAATCAACGGTAGTCGATGCAAGGTTTACAGCACCACCAGTTGTGTTGGTAGTAGCAATGGTAACGGTATTAGCAGCAGAGACATAAGCACGGCGCACTAGGCCAGCTTCATCTACAGCAACAGACATACCAAGAACCATATCGCCAAGAGCAACGCCAGGAACGGTAACAGTGTCAGTACCAGCACCTTGGTCTGCAACAGATGCAGAATCTAATGTAGCTGTAACAGCCCAAGTGTCAGAAAAAATACCACGAAATTGGTCATTTCCACGGCGGGAAACAACAGCGGTAGCAGCAGCCATATTTGTACTCCTTAAGAAAGAACCCCCCACCGTTAGGCAGGGGGATTACCATTAGCTTGGTACGACCAGAGCGTAGGCTGCGGACGAGTTAGGCTCGCCAGCGGTGGCGCTATCACGCAGAGCTTTCACGCCGTACAGAGTATCGGCGGTCAGCAACGTAGCAAGGTATTCTTGCTTGTACTGAGTCTGAGTGCGAACACCAACTTGCTCAACCAAGACCAAAGCGTCTTTGTGGCCCATCAAGCAGACACGGGCAATTGCAGTGCCGCTTGCGGGGAACGCAGCGGTAGCA